TGAAGAAATGCATTGGTGTCAGAAACATCATCATTTTTCCGCTCGGCTCGGTTCTATGTGTTATAAAGTAGTTGATGCCTTTGGCCGCCAAACTCACTGGAAGCATTACACCTGCATAAATGAGATGAAAGAACATGCCATGTCTATGATCAAGCTTAGAGCGGCTGAATGTAAGCTAGAAGAATCTAACGATCCCTATCGCTACTTCGTCCATATAACAAATTTTGCCTTTCGCGAGTACCTCAAAAACCTAAAACAGTGGAAGATCGAAAACCCTTGATCCGTTTATAAGACTCCGTATAATTACTCCCCTGAGCAGGAGAATAATAAATGGCGGATAAGCACGCTCTATGGGTAGAAAAATATCGACCACGTAACTTAGACGAATATATATTCCACGACCCCTCACACGAACAAGCATTTCGCAGAATGGTTAAAGAGAAAACCATTCCGCATCTTCTTTTGTCTGGTGTTCAAGGGTCTGGTAAGACAACAATTGCTCACATCCTAATTAATGCGCTTGCCATCGACGAAACAGATGTCATGATTCTCAATGCGTCTGATGAAAATAACGTAGACACAGTTCGAGAACGAATCAAGAACTTTGTCATGACATACGCTATGGGCGATTTCAAAATCGTCTTGCTTGAAGAAGCCGATTATATGTCGATGCCAGGTCAAGCAATTCTACGTCGTTTGATGGAAGACTATGCAGATGAAGCGCGTTTCATTCTGACCTGCAACTACGAGCACAAGATTCTACCAGCCTTGAAGTCAAGAACCTCTGCTGGCCACTTTCGATTCAAAGCACCAAATAAAGATGATGTAACTGAATTTGTTGCCAAGATGCTTTTGGCTGAGAAGGTAAACTTTGATTTAGAACTACTAGATAAGTATATTGCGGCAGGATATCCAGACATTCGTGCGATTATGGGGATGCTTCAAAAGAATACACATGAAGGTAAACTCCATGCGCTTTCAGATCACTCAGATGGTGACTACAAGTTCAAACTGCTTGATTTAATTGAACGAAATGATTGGGTTGGCGCACGAAAACTAACGTGTGCTAATGTTGCTGCTGAGGAGTGGGAAGACGTATTCACATTTCTATACGAGAACATACACAGATGCCCAACATTTTCTCAAACGAGTAAATGGGAAGAAGGCATCGTAATAATAAATGATCACATGATCAAACATACTTTTGCATCCGATCCTGAACTGAACGCAGCAGCGCTTTGGATCAGACTCGGACAACTATAACGGAGAATAATAATGAGTGACGGTGGGTGCGTAGAAATTAGAGGTGGCAACAGTGCTGGTGCAGGAATGGGTGGAAACATAACTATATCTGCTGGAGACTCCAACACAGAAAAAGAATTGATCGAGAATAATCCTTGTTGGCCGTATTCAGCGCCAAACAAACTACTTAAGTGGGAGTTTGTCGATATTTCCATTATTACCGATCCAATATCAGAATTAGATATTAGCGGCCCTACTGCTGAAGAGTATCTTGCATCTCTTGAGACCGTTCAAAATGATGAACTCAAAATACACGGTGGAGGAGAGATAACATTTGCTGCTGGGGAAACTCTAACATATTCTAATAATGGGGATTGGGTTACAAAGGATTATGTTGATTCGATAGCTCCTAAATTAGAGGCTGGTCCTGGTCTTCAAATTAATGACCATGATGGGAATCAAATGATTAGTCTGGATGAGACGATTCAGGTTCAACATGGCACTGCTTATAATCCCCCATATACATTTGGCGAAGACACACACTCTGGAATGTTTCACACTAGTTCCGGAATTGGGTTTGCCGTTAATGGTTCAACAAAGGTAGAAATTGATTCTTACTATGGACTTCTACTTCAGACACCATATGGCGAAATTGACGTCGCTACAGAACTGAAAGAGGCGAAAGAAAAAATCCATCACCTCATGAACGAGAATGTTATTCTCAGGGATCGTTTATATTGTCTAGAAGCACGACTTAGTTTTCTAGAGACGAATCAGCCATGGAAGGATTTTGTGTAATGGATATTTGGGATAATGCTAAAGACATTCCATACTTTTCGAAACGATTTGCGATGAAAAAGTATTTGGAGTGGACCGACGAAGAAATTGAGGTGTCCGAACGACGTAATCATAATTGGGCTGATACGAAAGCTGCTCTCTTGGACGGACTTCCAGAGTCAAAACGATCAACACTTGATTCTCTGTTAGAAAATCAGAAGGCTAGCTTTCTCGCCGAGTTCGATAACGACGAACTAGAAGATATCATAAATCCTCCTAAACTTAGTGACTTCAATAAAGTTCTACTTCCGATTATTCGTCGTATTGTGCCTGCGACGCTCGCACAAGAGCTAGTTGGCGTTCAACCAATGACTGGTGATGCTGGTTCAATTTATACACTTCGGTATGATTATGATCAACGTTCTGAACTAGAACAGATGATCGATGATGCTCAGACAGTTGAGGAGTATCTCGATACAAGGCCTGTGAGCAGGAATCTCAAAGCATCTTGGGCAATAGAGCCACAGCAACACCTTCATTCACAGCATGGCATAGATATTGAAAATGAATTGCTTACAGCTTTGTCGCAAGAAGTTACTGATGAGCTCGATCAAGAAATTATGGGCGACCTAATATTACTTGGATACAAAGGTACTAGCACCCACGAAAAGGGTATTTTTTATTGCCCGTATGTTCCAAGAATGTTAACACCGCTCGACCTTCATTATAGAGCGTTTGACTCTGCCAGAGATGCATTAGGAGTAATAAATTTCGATGTCATCGCCTAGAACAAATCAAAGAGAATTTACGGAGCACTATAAAATGACCCTAACAGAAGTAATTAAACGATATGCAATTAATCCAGACAAGTTTGACGACTTAGTTAATGATGCGCTGGACCATTACAAGCCATCTGGACGAGGAAGAAATGAATTGGTAAGAAGTTTAATAGTAAGTGAGATGATTCGTTGCAAGAAAGAGGGTGTTATGTCAAAGACACTTATGCTACATTTTTGTACGATTGCAGAAGCGTATCTGATGAATCCAGAGTTTCGCCAGCTCACCTCTCAGTGGTGTGACAACATCGATACCATTTCCGATGACTTGAAGAAACATGCTATATATTCTCTTATTCGTACATGGGAGAGAACAGATGAACCCGACCAGATAACCTCTTTTACGTATTTCACAGGCATTATTCATAATGCGTTTATGCAAACAGTGCATAAGAAGGACACCGAGCAACTAATAGAACGTGACGCATACGAGAGCGCACGAAAGGTACTATAAATGGCTAGACGTAAGAAACCAGAAAACGAAACACCAGTTGAACAACGAGTTCGACGAATTAAAGAAGCTATATCGAATCATGCGAATCGAAGCGAAAAAGTTTCGTGGAACAGAAAGATGGACAACATGGTTAAGTTTGTTGCTGACCTTCGTCCAATCGAACAGAAGATTCTGGTGCTAATGTCAGAAAAGTTCCCGATACTCGATAAAGTGCAGGAACTTCGAGAGGTTATGGTTAAAGAATGTGTTCACCCTTATGAACATCTTGTCATTCAGTTAAGTCACGTGGATTGTAAATTCTGCGATAAGAAATTATCCATCCCACTTGAATTTATAACCCCTGAAGACGAAATGATACGGACATGTGATGCCGAAGAAGAAAAAGACACATAAACTTGATATATTCTCCGTGCTGAATCAAATCAGCATGAAGAAACGAAATTACTACGAAGGGCTTTCTGAGGAAGAACAGAAAGCCTTTATGCCACTGATCGTTATGAGGTGGTTATCCGGAACACGTAATGCTCGCCAGGTGGTCTTCCTGAACGAGCTAGTCAACCCTTCAGTCTTTTCTCTGCACAAGCACAAGCAGTTCCTTTACTACTTGATGACAGTGTGCACAACGGGAAATGGACAACGATACTTCTGGAATAAGACCCTATCAAAACGATCTTCAAAAACTCCTATGTGCACTAAGACGATTTGTGAATTTTTTGGTTATAACACCCGTGAGGCTGCGGATGCATTGCTCTTGTTGTCGAACGACGACGTTCTTAGTTATGCTGAAGACTTGGGCAAACAACCTGATGAAATTCGAAAAATCAAAAAGGAGTTAAAAGGTCGTGGAACAAGTAGATAAAGAATTCCTCGTTGAAGAAATTCGCATGCATATAGAAGCGCATGAAGATCATGTTATGGAGCACATTGAGCACCATGAAGATCTTCTCATGGAGCATATTGAGCACCATGTTACAAGACACTTGAGTGGTCTTAATGGCGTAATCATTGATTATGAAAAACATTCACGTCGTAGAGGGTGGTTGACATCAGGATTTGTAAGTATACTTGCTATAACGAATATAATATTGATCGTACTAATGTTAGGAGGAGCTGAATGGATTGGGACGTTTTAGAATCACAAGAAGATAGCAGCGTAAATTTCGTTGCGGATAAAGAAGATGGTGGGAAGATTGAAACGAGGTTCGTTCAACGTGACCCAGATTATTTCATTGTCTACCTAAGTAGCCATACAGGATGTAATAAGAGTTGCAGAATGTGTCACCTCACCGCAACCGGTCAAACATACTTCACTCCAACAACACCCAACGAATATCTCCAGCAAGCTGAGCGAGTGTTTAGACACTGGTACACTGTTCAACAGAAAGAAACAAAAACCGTCCACTTCAACTTTATGGCAAGGGGTGAACCACTCGCCAATCCTCATATGTTGCGTTCAACTCCCTGGAGGTGGACGCAAATGTTTAATGGTGATCGAGATCCCGCCGCCGCAAAAATTCTTTTGCCATTGTTCAAATTAGCTGACCTACATGGTCTACAGGGCCGCATAAAAATTTCTACGATCATGCCACTCGAAATGGAGAACGTAGAGCTGTATGATTTATTCATTGGCGCCTCACAGATTTACTATTCACTGTATAGCGTCAATGAACAGTTTCGGAAACGTTGGATACCAAAAGCGTTACCAACCGATGTTGCTCTTGAGAAATTGAAAACGTATCAATCATATCATGTTGATTACGAGCATACGTGGTCAATATTTGACGGAAAGTGGCTAGCACATGGAGCAGTCGATAATCCAATTGCATTCCACTGGGCATTTATTGAAGGCGAGAACGATTCCGTTGAAGACGTTGAGGCAACGTGTCAGGCTATCCTTGATAGTGGTGTAACGGGTCAATTTAATCTCGTTCGATATAATCCACCGAATAACAAAAGCAGAGAATCCTCTCAAGAAGTTCTCGAGCGAAACTTCAAGATTATTTCAGAAGCACTTGGCCACCCTGGAAGTCAAATAATACCTCGTGTAGGCTTTGACGTAAAAGCCTCGTGTGGAATGTTTGTCTAATGAAGAAAAATATCCCTCAATATCAATGCACATTTTGCAGTAAGCGATTCGTGCGAGAATCTAATTTTCTGGCACATCGCTGCAAGAAGATGATCCGCGATGAAGACTTTCGTACGCCACTCGGACAAGCTGCATGGTCATTCTATCAACGATGGATGAAATCTCATCGAAGGATGGTACCTCGTCCAGAGTCCTTTCTGCAATCCAAATATTATATCTCATTCATGAAGTTCGCGAAATTTGCACAGAAGGTCCAATTACCTGACCCCGACTCATTCATTTGGTTGATGAGGGAGAAGGAGATTCCAGCGACGATATGGACAAACGACCAGGTGTACACGATGTATCTTGAATTCTTAGACAGGAAAGCCTCGCCATTATCGCGTGCAAAGACATCAGTCACGACACTGTTCAAAATAGCAAACGACCATGATGTAGAGGTTGAAGAAGTATTCAATGTGCTGGAACCAACTGAAGTGATAAGTCTCCTCCGTGAAAGACGCATGTCTCCTTGGATTTTACTCAACAGCACGAAATTCACGCAATTCTACCTCAATGAATGCTCGCCTGAGCAGCGTATTATCATCGAATCAATTATTCGACCAGCTTACTGGACGAAGCAATTCACATCTCACCCTGAAGATTTGGCTCTCATGCAGAAAATGGTTGAAGAACTCTCCCTATA